GCTAGTGCATTATGCAAATCACTTTGCATTGCTTTACGTGGATCTACTTTTGCCATAGCAAATAATGTTCTGCTATCACGTACTTGCCAAAACTGCCACGGAATGTTTTTTCCACGCTGCCTTAACATATCTTCAAGTATAGTAATATCAAAACCATAGCCGTGTCCCCATAACACATCAACACCTACCATCCATTTAGGCAAACTATCTAAAAACACATCAACGTGTTCTCTGCCTTCTGTGCCAAATGCTTCGTCTTGTACTTTTTTATCTTGAGTTGCCCACCAAGCAATTGTATCGTCATTTACACTGCGGTCTTGTGTATCTAAATCCAACTTGTAATAAAACTCACTATGTGGTTCTGAATCGCCGTAAGGATCGAACTTAACTCCGCCAACTGTTAATACACTTGCACTTGGGGTAACATCAAGTGTTTCAAGATCAATCATTCCGTGAATCATAAAAATACTCCTACTAGTTTCTTACATTATAGCGTAATAACTAATAGGAGTCAAGTAAATTATTCTCTATTTCCTAATAACATTAATAGGAATTGAAATAGATTTACAAAATCTAAGTATAAACTAAGTGCCATTTGCACACCATATTTTTCAGCTACATCCATATTAGGTGCCGAAATATACAAGTTCTTTGCTGTCTGCGTATCCCAAGCTGTCATACCTACAAAAATAAGCACACCGATAATACTAATTGCAAATGCAAATGCGGAACTTGCTAGAAAAATATTTACAATACTAGCAATAATAATACCAATCAAGCCTACAATGAGAAAACTACCCATAGTGGTGAGATCACGTTTTGTTGTATATCCGTAGAGACTGGCGGCTGCGAATGTTGCTGCTGTGATAAAAAATACTTGAGTTATACTCGTCGCTGTATACACCACAAAAATTGTACTCATACTTACACCCATTACTGCTGTAAAAATGTAGTAAAAACGTGTAATACCTTGTAAGCTCCAGTTTCGTCCTGCGAAACTATAATATAATATCATTCCTAAAGGAGCAAACATAAACAGCCACATTAAGCTGCCCATACTATAAATCATACCTGTTGTAAAAGTTAGGTATGCAATAAAACCACTTACTGCTAATCCTAGTGCAGTGTGATTATACATATTAATCATAAATTTACGCAAGCCTTCATCGTATGCACGACTTGCAATATTTGCGGTTCTTGATACCATTATAAGTCTCCTATAAATTTAGCAAGTTGTGGAGCCTTCCATCCTTCCGGCTTTAGAACTTTGCCATCTTCACGTTTACGTACCTTGCCTGTGTTTGGATCAATCTTAGCAAAGTTTGTGTCCATTACTTCTTTCCAGGCACCTTCGGCGTCCCAGCCTGCGGCACGAATAGCACCCATAGTAACAACAAGGATATCCACTAGTGCGTCTAGTTGTTCTACCTTATCGTTGTCTATAAGAGCTTCTTCCAGTTCGTCTGTTTCTTCTCGAATTAAATCAAGATACATTTTATAGTTTGCTTCACTTGCTGGTTGGTCACACGCTGTTCCAAACGTGTCAATATCTTTAAATGGATTAGTCATATTATGCTTTTCCAATACTAGCACCTTGGGGTTGTTCTTTGCTCCAACCCATAATGCTTTCTGCTTCTACCATACGTAGTGTTGATTCACCGGTTCCTTCATCGACATCAATTCCACGGGTCCAACGTCCGTGTTCTACAAGGATCCAATCTCCAACTGAATAATTATCCTTGTTTTCAGGACCAACTGCGTGTACACGACACCAGCGTGGATAAATTCCACGTTGTGTACCATCATCACCTGTAAGTATCAAGCCACCTGTAGTAACTTGTTCTCCAAAATGCATATCACTTACAATTACTCTATTTTTTATAGGGCTGAGTTTACCCTTTACTTTTGGTGTAATTTTAAATCCACCACCCATACCGTCTGAGCTCATTAGTTACCTTTCTTTACAAAATTTCCTTCAGTGTCTTCGATCCAATCATCTTCGACCGAGACTTCTTCGATTACTTCTTCAACAGTTTTTGGTTCTGCCTTCTTTTGGACAGGTTTTACCGCCGGCTTTGGTACTGGTTTAGGCGGAACAGGTTCGTCGTCAAATTCAGCTATTTGAGCTGCTTCTGCCGATGTTAAAGATTCCGTCGATTTAGTAGGAATTTCGTCGGCAACTGGTCTGCTACCGTCATAATAATCTCTAACAACTTCTTCTCTTTTACGAATAATTTTACCGCCTGCGCCTAGTTCGTCACCACGGGCATTTACACGAGCATTTCCTACAGCAGGGGTAAGTTCATTTCTTTTGATAAGTTTATCGATATCTACAATTTTACCTTGCATTGATCTGTAAACTTTTTTTGTCTTTGGTTTCATAGCCATAGGGTTCTCCTAATATAGTATATATTTAGTCACGTAAAAATTCACGCCAGTCTAAATTGTAATTAATGCTATTAATACGATGTACGCCAATTAAGTATAATACATAACTTGCTACACTTGATCCACGTCCTACACCCCATATAATATCATTTTCACGCATAAAGTCTACAAGATAGATCATATAGCGTAGCAAGTCCACCATACCGCGTTCTCTAAACGCTTCAAGTTCCTCTTCTACTCTTTTCCATTCTGGTAATGTCGTAGTGTCAATCTTATCTATTTGTAGTTTTTCCATAAGTCGTGATGCTATCCAACTTTCGTATCCAAGTGTTTTGTATTCATCAGGCATAAACCATTCACTTTGACATACACCGTCAAAAGTTTTTTGATCTACATCTAATGGAATATACTTTTGTAATTTGTCAAGACCCTGTTCTTCCATAGCCTTGTTAAACTTGTCTACATCGTCTGATTCGTCACATAGAACCACGTGGCATTTTTCTACATTGCCACTATAAATCATATCTAACAAATCACGGTTAGAGAATCGTGGAATACCTAATTCATCTGTTTTCATAAGCATATATGTATATTACGATACATTTATCAAATTGTCAAGATCATTATCCGGACTTTGATCCCTTTTTTTGTTTCTGTTTCTAGTTTCAATTTCCATTTGGAATGTGTCTATTAACAAACTAATTTGCGATTGAACTTCAACATTCATTGTTGTAAAATACCTTTTTTGTAAAGTTACAACTTTTTCTTGAAGTTGTGTGTCCGTAAAATTATTTAAGTCATCAATTAATGGATGCATTATGTTGTTGTTACAAATTGGCCTTGGTATTCCATATACACATCAACACCATTGTTGTATGTCCACGCACGTACTGAAATACTTTGATCGGCAGTAGCAGGAACATTAATTGCCCTATTTGTCCACGCACCGTTGTTATCTGTATAAATGTTAGCTGCTCCTGGGCTTGCAAAGGTTACAGCTTGTGTACCACTACCGTTACCCGAAAAGTGTACAACCATTTCGGCAAAATTGCTTGTTTCTGGCCAATCATCAAAAGTTACAGTAATAGTGTTGTTAATATTTACAAGTCTAAAGTAGTGTCCTGATTGAAAACTTAATGTTATTGAAGTATCACCCAAAACATTTGATTCGACACTCTCTTTTTGACTACTTAATAAATTTACATTTGAAATTGTGTTATTATTAAATGTTGTTGTAACATTAGTTTTGGCAGTATTATCCTGCAAAGTTGTGATTTCACTATTAGCAGTTGCTAATCCAGTTTTTATAATGTTAAAGTTGTCACGAAATCCTTGGGTGTCGTTATCAACCCCTGCAATTGGATACGTGTCGTCTATTGTTTGCGATATAATATTACTTGCCATAAATTCTTTTCCTCTATATATTTATGATTAATTACTAACCACTGTTAAAAGAATGACGTGGAAATAAAATAAATGTTTCTTGATTATTATTTTCTGTTTTATCAACAATATATCTATCAATTTCATAATTTATTTGCTTAAAGTCAAACTTAGCGTTTTCTATATTTTCTTTAATTGTTTGTGCTCCACCTGGCTTAGTGTAGCATAATGGTAATGCTGTTACATAATCAATTTCTGATAAACTTCCATCTTGTGCAGTACGCATCCATAATGGTAAAAATTCTCTTTCATTAGCACCAATGGCAGCAATACGTTTACGCATTGTTCCAATATTGCTAAGATATCTAAATCTATCTTTTGACTGACTTGTGATTACACTTGTTTGATCAACAGTGACTACATCACCGTTTGGTCTAAAGCGATACGGATCGCCACTTGCATCATTTGATAAACTGGTTGTCTGTACTGATACTGTACCATTTCTACCAATAATTGCAATACCCCCGTTTGTAGGTAATGTTAAATCACCTGCTCTTGTTTTAATTAGTAGGCCTGCTTCGTCTCTAACTTTTATAATTACCCCGTTTCTAGTGCTGATACTAAAAAATCCTTGACCTTGTGCTTTTGCACTATCGTCATCTCTTGCTTCTTTTTTTACTTGGTTAATTTTTAAATCTGTACCTGTGCGTATAGATGCTCGGTCTTGTGTTTCACCGGTTTCTGGTTCGCCAGGGTCAATCACATCTACATATACAACTTCATATACAATATCATTTGTTCCGGGTTGTTTAGCAACAGCAGTTTTTAAACTACCAAATGTAAACTTTTTCTTAGTATGATTTAATGTAACCGCAGCAGCAAAACTTTCAATATTTTTTTGTTCAATTCCTGCATAAGCAAGTGTACGTAAATCTTTTTGTAATCCAAAATTAGTGTCATATGGGCGATAAATTAAACTTGCATCAAAAATTGTATAATCATTAATAAATTCATTATATAAATTTCTTTGTGCAGTATTTAAAAATGGTTGCATATAAACATTGCTGTATAATTTTGTATCAAGATCAATAATGGTAATACTAAATGTTCTTGATAATGCACTATAACCAAATCTATCTCTTGCTAAAACTTTGAATGTAAATTTTCTATCAAATGTAGTGCTAGTACCGTCAAATGTAGTAGTTCTATCATCTATAGTTGTTAGTCCGGGATCAGCAGTAGTACCGAATTGCTTAACTGTTCCAGTTATTTCGCCATTACGCTTTAATTGTAAACCAACAGGTAATTTTCCTGATATTAAATCATATCTTAGATTAGCACCTTCTAAAGTTGTTTCAGCTTGAACATTTAAATAACTTATTCTATTAGCGCCTAAGGAAGGTAATGTTTCTGGAGTAATCCATCTAATTGTACTATCAACATTACCTAAAACTTTTAGGGTAAATGTTTTACTAGTACTAGTAAATTCACTTTGTGTTTCTAAAATTCTTTTGGTAATACTTTTATCTTTAATAGCACCTAATGCAAATTGCGTATCTTTTGCTACATTCACGGTCCAACTATTTGTAAATAATGCTTTAACAGTATCTTCGTCTACAACACTATAAACTGGAGAACTGTCTTCAGTTTCAAATACACTTTCAAGCAAGTTTCTATTGTTCGTTAGGGCTGTTTGTGGAATGTTCACAACTATGCTTGTTAAGTCAGTAGCGTCAACAATAATTAAATCTTCATCTATATTTGCAACTTTACTTAAAGCACGTTTTACAGATGTTTGAATTGGCTCACCAGGAATAATTGATATTCCTGTTCCTGTAAAATTAATTCCTAAACTTTGATTACTTTCGCCTACGAATCTATAATTATTTACAAAATTAATTTCTTTAACAAAATTAGCTGTGGTGCCATAATTTATGTTTCTTGATACCCATTGTGCTATTTCTGTTTCAGTTAAATTATTTCTGTAAAATAAAGCAATACTATCGCCAATAGTTATATTAGTGCTTAATGTTAGTGGCTTTAGAAAAGGACTCGGTAGTAATGGAAAACCTAATTGTAAAGTATCGTATAAAAGATTATCTTCATTTATTTGTTCAATAAGGTAATCATTATTTTCAATCGTAACTTGTGTCTTTTTAAGTGCTTCTACATCATCAACTCCATCATCTAAACTTCTAGAAATTTTGTTAACTTTTACTGTAGTCATACCTGCAAGTGTGTCTTCAAAAATATTTGTGTTTATTTCAAATACTTCTTGATCAGCTTCACTTCTTGTTGCCTCAATTGTAAATTTGTAATCTACTTCTACCGCAGGCTGATAAGGAATTATTCCTGCTAGTTCTCCAGTATCAGTATCAAAATCCAATCCATTTGGAATTATACTTCTCGACCCGTCATCGTTGTATTCACGAATGTTATATTTTACATTGCCTAACAAATAGTTTGGATCGTATACATCAATAAAAATTGTTTGATAATTATCTGCTCTGATACTACCTAAGTTACCTCTAGTTAACCAAATAGGTTTTCTTAGATATGTTACATCTGCTGTAAACAACCCTGTAGCAGATCTCATTATAGTGTTATCTGCTCTTAGGAAATCGTCACTTACAACGTAAATAGCAAAACGCCTTCTGTTATCACTTACATCATCTGCTACAGTAACAAAGAATTCATATTCTCTATTTAATTTTCTTGGATTTCTACTAGGCAATCCGAATCCATAAAACTGTGCATCATACGGATCACTATCAAAACCTTCAGTATCAGTAACACCTTGTTGTTGTCTAGTACTATCCCCATAAGGATCATAATTGTCTGAATCTAATGCTAAAATAGGATCTACTATACCTTTAATGTTACCTTCTTTTGACAAAGTCAATCCAGGAGGCAATTCTCCGTCGCCCTCTGCAATATAAAATGTTAAAGTTTCTCCAGCTGTTAAATCTGGATCAATAACTTCTAGATCAAAATCTACTCTACTGTTATCTAAAACGAAGAATGCATTGCTTGCTCTTTCTGGGGGAACAGGACTTGCAGTGTAAGGTAAGTCGTCCCATTGTAATTCGTCTCTGTCCCAAAACCTAAATACTAATCTTGTATCATTGTCAAAATACTGAATCCATACATCTTTGTCTTCAGGGTCAATTGGTGCTGTTTTTGTTAAACTATATTTTTTTGGCACCCATACTTCTGTGTTTGCATTGAATCTAGTTAATCTTAAATCTAAGCCGTTGTTATCAGGATTGATGTTAAACCAAAAATCTACATTTAAAGGATTTGGTCTTGTTGCGCTAACTTCTAATATTGTGTCATTACCGTAAACACCTCTTAGACTATCCTGGTTAAGTAATTTCCACAATCCATCATACTTAAAATAAAATACATTGTTTACTGTATCAAATAAATATTCTCCGTTATCACCAGTGGTATTACTAGGAACACCTTCATTATATAAAACTGTTTGTTTAGTGTAAGAGGAATAGCTAACAGGAGTATTTGCTTGACCTCCCATACCAGAATGATTTATACAATAGTAATATAAAGTAGGTGCACCTACTGGAATAGTTATTTCTACATAGGCTAGTTCCGCTCCTGCAACTCCAAACACAGTAACGCCTTCAGTATATTCTTGCCCGCTGTCCCAAATACCGTTTGGAGTAGTTGAGAATCTCAAACCGTGAGTCGCAACAGATATGTCCGATACATCAAATCTATAAGTATTTCCTTCTCTTAATTCTAAAGTAGGACTAGGGCCATCGAAGCCTTCTATGTAATATTTGTTACCTGTACCATACTGATTAGTACCAGGTGCTACTGTTACTTTGTAATTTACAGTTGATATTGTAGAATATATACCAAAGTTTGAGTTTGTTTGATCAAACCAAAAACTTTCTGTAAATGTAGAACCTATATTTAAATCGCCTTCGGGTGTTAGCCATTCAGGAGCATCTTCGCCTTCAATAGTAATTTCAAAGGTACGATCGCTAATTGTGCCATTAAAAGTTGCTCTTATAACAAAAGAAAAAGTAGTAAGCCTTTTTACTTCAAACGCAGACCCTTTGATTTGATTATTTTCTAATCTCAAACCAGAAGGCAAGTCTCCTGCAATTACACTAGTAGTTGCATTAGCAGTAAGATCAATAGGTAAATCAATTGTAACTGTTGTTCTTTCTAAAAACCTGCCTAAATTGTAAGGTGACTCTTTTGTCCATACGGTATATGTAGGATCAGCAATAACTTTTATAGCAAGCTCTCTATCATAATAGCCTTCATTGTCGTGTACTCTAACTGTAAATGTACTAGTTGTAGTTGTATTTTGACTTACTGGTGCACCGACAATAGTGTTATCTACTAATGTTAATCCGGGTGGTAAACTGCCATCTACTATTTCTGACCAAATATATCTAAATGCTGATCCGCCTTGGTCTCTGAATTGTTTTACATATGTAGGACTATCGTCTATCAGCACACTATCTGTCTGTGCATACGGTCCTTTATCAAAATTCTCTGCAAATAAAACTGGACCTGTAGGCTGGAAATTTGCACTAGCCCAATCCTGTTTTTCTCCATTTCCGTTTAACAAACCAGTATCAGTTGTTAGTATTTTGTAACTAGTTAATAAAGATACTAATCTATCTGCTTGGGGGAGTTTTTCTAAATTTGAAAAAAATCCTGGCATTGCATTTTGAATTGCAGTAATTTTTACACTGTCTAATGTCTGTATATCTCTAGCATTGCTAAGTGCAAATAAAGCTGCTAATCCTTTATTAAAATCTGCTATGGTATTATCCATATCGATGTATACCTGTGTATTAGGTCCTACATTTTCTGCTATAAACTGACTTATACTATTTGTGCTATTCTCTGTAGTAATCGGTAATGGCAAAAATATTTGACTTTGGTCATCACTATTGATTGTTAGAATTGTAGATCCATTACTTACATTGAACATTTAAATTCATCCTCAACTTACAATCAAGCCTTCATCAAGCGTGACATTAACCGGAGATGTGACAGTTCCGAAATCGACATCTGTTACAATATTTAAATAATCAATAATACTTGTTATAGTATTACCAACACCTCCAAAATCAAGAGATGCAACATCTGCAAGATCGGTTACATTTACACCATTGATTGTGCCACAGTTTACTATATTATTTTGTTGCATATTTAACGTTGCACTCACTGCCGGTGAATTTTCTCTAACCAATTGACTATCAATTGATATAGTTTTAGTATTATTATCAACACTCACCACTGCGCCTGTGTTTACAGCGCCTTGGAATATTATAGGCTCGCTAACATTGCTTGTTATAGTATTTACACCGTCCGTAAAAACTAGTGTTGCTTGTGTGCTTTTTAAGAATAATGTGTTTCCATCATCACTAACTCTAAATGCTACTGTGCCAGGTGCAAGCGGATCAGGTTGTAATGCTCTAAAATTAAGTGTACTACCTACTTTGTCTTTGAATAATGTGAAGCCGCCTATGCCTACATTTGCACCTTCGACATTTGCAGCTCTTAGATCTAGTTCATCAAAGTTTTGATTTACCTTAATAAATGCTTCTCTTAAATCATCCCCTGTGCCGTCATTAGCAAGGTTGCCCACATTGATAACTTGGATTGCCATTATTTTTCTCCGTTTTTTATATTTATCACTTACGGAAGACTATTAAGAACCAAGTGCTACCCAACCTGTTTGAGTACGGAATTGTAGTTCATTGTCAGTTATGTTAAGAATAATTTCTCCAGGTCTTGGATTAGAAATAGCGTTTCTTTGTGTAGTTGTAAAATAAGGAACTTGAAGTCCTCTTGTACCATTAGTTGCAGGAAGTTGCAACCATCCTGCGTTGCCTTGTCCGTCAGCGTTGGCAACGTAGTATTCCGCATAATCATTTGTTTGGTGGAAATCTCCAGTTTGTGGTGAACTAGGACGAGATGCATTAGGCTGAATTCTAAGGTAATTATTTACAGTCACTCTGTTATTTTGACCTGCGTCAATAGATATATTTCCACTGTTTTTTACTTCCGGCGTATTGAGTCGCACTGTGCTTGTCATCTCATTACCCGTAATTTCATTACCAGCAGTAATATCTCCATTGGTAGCAACTATGTTACCATTTGTTGTTGCAAAGTTACCATTTGTACTACCTAGACTTGTTACCACAGTCAAGTTAGTGACTTCTGCGTTAGTAAGAGCACTAGTTCCTGCACCGTTAGCAGTAATCGTTCCAAAGGTAGCACTTTGCGTGGTAAGTGCGCCTGCTGTCAACACAGCATCTAAATCTACGTTTAACAATACTTGTGCAAGTGTAACAAACTGTGTGTTAGTATTATCAAAAGTAAAAACACCTGTGCTACTGTTATATGAAATTGGATCACCTGCACTTAAACTTGCTCTTGTAATGTATCCTTGGGCATTAACTTCTGTAAGTGTAATAAAATTACTATCATTAGCAAGCTGGCTTGTTGATGTTGGTACCAATGCTGGTGTAAAACTAAATTCACCTGTGCTATCATCATAAGTTAAACTACCATTACCGCTTGCTGGATTACTTATAAGGCTTAGATCAGTTAATTCAATACCGCCTCCACCGCCGGTATTGTCTACACCTTGCCAACTAAATCCGTCCCATTTTAAGATTTTATCGACTACACTTCCATCTGAAGGATAGTTTGCAAAAACATCTGGAATATCAGCAAGTCTCTCAATTCCACTAATGACTGGTTTGTTATTAATAAAACTTGGATCATTAGGATCTGTTTCATTCCAATTAGGTTGCACTTGGATACTACTTAAAGGATTTCCACTTACTGTGTAGTTACTTGCATCAACTACTCCGGCAGCAGTAACACCACCTGTTAAAGTTAATGTTCCGCCAGCAATAGCTGAAATATCTGCACCAGCAGCGGTAATTGTGCTGCTTAAAGTAATTGTTGCAGCAGTCAACTGAGATACTAAAGACAGATTGTTTAAGTTAGCAATGCCGCTTCCTGTCATATCTAAAAAATCGCCATCTGGCATTTCTTTTATATTTGAATCTGTTGCATCTACTACTAGTGGAAATCTATTTGCCATTCTATATGTCCTTTTTTATATTTATCGTACTCATTACAATGCAGCTATTCTTGCTTTGAAGTCTGCGAAATCTGCACTTGCTGCTACTTCAGTTTTTAGTGTTGCTAAACTTACGTATCCTGGAATAATAGCATTTACAGCATCTACTAACAATGTGCTATCGTCAGCAAATACACTACCTTGTAAATCTCTAGGTGCTACTAGTAAATCATCAGTTTCTGGTTTTGTGTATACTTGTATTTTTGTATATGCGTCTGTAATACCAAACCCTGCTAATGTATCTGGAGGATTTGCTAAATCAGAAAAACTTATTAAGTCATTAGGAACAGTTCCTGATAATGCATTTGCATTTAGACTACTGTTAGGTCCATCAACAAGCATTGTGCTATCAGCACCTATAATTGTTTGTGCAGCTTCTCCACCTGTCCTTGCGTATAGTTCTGCAAAGTTATCATTAATTTTTATCATTGCAGCACGTAACGGATCACCTCCACCGCTGTTTGCGCTAGATCCTACGTTGATTACTTGAATAGCCATTATACTCTCCCCACTACTAGTTCAACGACACCGTGTCCGTCGTCATCTTTTGTACCTACTGCTTTACCAATAACTTGTCCAATGCCTGGGGAATTATTTACTATACCGTATCCGGGTACAGCACTAGTAACAATCATATCACCTTTTTCTACTCTACCAATTACTTTACAAGGTACACGCCCTTGTAGTGCTACACCAACAACATTGTCTCCTTGTAATGCACTATTCATTAGGTGTGCTGGATTAGTTGTAACTACACCAGCAGCTTTGTGATCATTTTTTGTATTACATAGTGTAACTTCTGCTTCACCACCAAATACTAAAACTGTACCTGGTTCATATTCTTTATCTGCTAGATAGTTTTCTGCAAGGTCAGCATATAGTGCTTCAGTGGCTTGTCCATTAAACACTGTTGCCCAAACTGTATTGTATCTGTTACCATTAGCACCAATGTTAACATTATTATCTGCTCCAATGTTTGCTGGACCAGTTATGTTGCCAGAATGATTAATTGTAGTAAGTCCTGTGAGTGCTGTAATCGAACCACCTAAGGAAACATCAGTGCTACCAATTGTAATACCGTCATTTGCAAGTTCACCGTTACTGATTTCACCGGCTTGTAATGTTACAGTTTTGCTACTAAAATCAAGTGTGCCTGCCATTTCATCAGCACTAACACCTCCGTCTTTTATTCCTACCCAGCCATCAGTAACTTCAAAATTAGCACTATCAAAACTTGCCAAGCCGCTTAGTGCTTGAATAGCTTCTGCATCACCTGTTGGTGCAGGCGTAAATGCTGTTGTTAATTGCATAGCTAATTTACTTTGAACTATTCCTGCATCATCATTAATATCAGTGTTTATAATTACACCCGGTGTAATACTTGCTGTAAGTTCGTTAGCTGCTGTTCTTGTTAAACCAATATCACCTACTACATCAGCATTTTCACTTGACTGAGCAGTTCCGTTAAACATTAGAAGTTGTCCAGAAAGTGGAGCACCTGTACCTGTTATTGTTACATCGCCAATATCATTAAGTTCATCTGTTTTGCTATCTACATATGATTTATTTGCACCATCGCTGCCGGTAATAGGAGTAGCAAGATTTGTTAGTCTATTACTACCCATATTAAGAACATCTTGCATAGGTGTTTCACTGAATCCAGCACCGCCTAATGATAGAAAGCCTGGTCCAATTATTGGAGTATATGGTTGCCCATCTCTATTTAAACCTAAACGTGCATTGATATATCCTTCAACTGCTGTTTGTGTTGGTACTGCATCGCCTTTAGCATCTGTGAATGTGTCATCAGCACTAAATTCATTTACACGTACACCACGCTTAAATCCAATACCGTCAATGTTTGTAAGAACAAGTGCCGCATTAAATGTAACACTACCTGTACCCTGATCAACTGTAAAGAATCTACCTACACGGAAGAAACCATCTTGGTCAGTAAGTACAGCAAACACACGCCCTTTATCACGTTCTTGCACCTGTGCTTTACTTGCGTTACCTGTACTGTCAATTGCATCGTTAGTGCTTACAACACTTGTACCAAATGGCTGACCAAAAATACGATCTGGATAGTTACTTGTATTATAACCACCTGTACCAATATCGAGCATATCGTGTCCTGTAGCTCTTGTAGTACTAATGTTGACAGTTATTTCACCATCTTCTCCAGCTACTAAACCACCTTTAAGTGTTATACCTGCGGTGTTGGTTAAACTCGTACCTAATCCTGCCGCGGTTGCTGGCCAATTAATATCACTGTTTGCTTTATCACTTATGCCTATCATTGCAATTGGTACAACACCAGTTCCAGGGTTGAATGTATATTCACTATAAGTATCTACAACGTGTACCTTGCCACCCCAAGCAAATATCATTTCACCATCGGCAATTCTTGCTTGGTTAGTTGCATCAAGTGGATTAATTATAATAAATCTATCTCCAACTTTACTACCAAATGTTTTTGCTGCATCCGGAGTAACACCGCCTAGGATATCTGAATAGTTAGGATCTACGACAAAAGTACCGTTGTTTTCTGCTGTTGCAATGTAATCATTTTGTGCAGTCAAGTCAATGTATCTATAGTTACTGTCAAAAGTAACAACCCGTTCTGTAGCTGTTGTATTATATCCTGCAAGTATTGTGGTACCGAATGCAATTGTACGGTAAGTAAGGTCTGCATCATCTGTAAATACAAATGCAGTACTTGGTCTTGTTGCTGGATTGACTACAGGAAAGTTATTTAGAATGAAATTTTGTTTGTGTCTAATAACACACTGAGTATTGTGAGGTGAAGTTTCTTGTAGGCCATTACTTGCTGTTCCTTCAATACCAGTACCTAAGTTTAATCTATAAACTCTGTTATCACGTACTGCTGAACTATCATCAAAAGTAGCAGTACCTGTGACAGATACAGCAGTTACAGTGCCACTGCTTACTGTGTCGATTGTTATCGTTGCATCATTAGCAGTGGTTGCACCACCTAGTAAATTACCTGCTACCACAAATGTTTCACCTACTGCATAGCCACCGCCAGCGGTGAGAATATCCACTTGATATCCGTTAGTTCTATTTTTTGTAATTTTAAAAGTAGCTTTTGACGATTGCGGACTACTACCTGCATAAGTGGCAGCAATGGTATCATTTATACCATCATATTCGCCCCACTTATATGTAAGTTGTTGTGCGTTTGTAATTTCGTATGGTTGATATAATCCGCTTGGGTGTAAAATTTCAACTTCACTTACGTTTAAAGGAAATCCTGTACAATCGTAAACATAAACAAAGAGCTTATCGGCATCTGCGCTTACATCTTCTAAAACAACGGCAGCAGGTTGTTGTAATATAGTTGCACTATCATCCGTAGTAACATCGTCTGTTGCACTGAATATACCTGTAATATCCGTTATATATATTCTCTTGCCGCCTTCGCCTAATGCTGCTACTGTAGCACTAGCACTGGTTACTTGCTGTTCGATTGTATCTCCAACCGTAACACCGCCTGGCACTGCACTAGTGAATTCTAAATAACCTTCGATATTAATTACTTTTCCAGAAAATACCATATCGTCTCGAAGATTTACATCAGTTGGAATTTCGTCTGGATCGGCACCCTCTGATACAAGACCAAAGAAGCCATAACTGTTGTTACCGCCTAAACTACGAATTTGAGAACCGTTACTTGCAATATAACCTGTATGACAATAATATGTAAACATACTAACACATTCTGTAAGGGCATTGTTGTTAGCGACAATACCAAAACCTAAGTCATTAACCTGTGTAAAGTCATTTGATAACATACTTCTGTTACCACCACTTTGTACAAATATATCAACACCAGTACTACCTGTATACCCATTTCCACTGTTGCTGGTTTCATCAATAATCAAATCGCACGTACCAGCAGTTTGGTCATAGCTTTCAATTGCGTTTACCTGATATCTAGCACCGTTTAAAACAAAAGGAAAAGGAGTAGGTGGACGTCTGATAAACAATCCTTGTCCTGCCGGAGAACCAATTGTTACTTTAAATGGATTGGTTACATTAGTAATTTGTGCTGGCATATTTGCAGCATAACCGTCGATATATTGTCCACCGTTGAACGCACGTTTTGTACCAAAAGACTGTGAAAAACTTGTACCAGTTTGACAATAAGGTGAACGTGTTAGAATTTGACCTTCAGGGTCAAGTACCATCATAAATCCACCGTGTTTTTGCACAGTGATATTTCTAACAATAGTAGCATCGTTACAAAGGAACACATCCATTTCTTTGTTTTCTTTTGGTGGATTATATGCACTATCAAAAGCAAATGCTACACAATCAATTAAGTTGTTTGCATTAGTATCGGATTGAGATTCTGCTGCATAATCTGCATCAAAAATCTGTGATACTGATCCAGCTGCTGCAAAAGGATTACCGCTGTCATTAGCAAGTACACTAGTAAGTATTGTTTTAATATTTAAAATTGCAGCTTCTGTTTGAGCTTCTTGTCCGCTTACCGCACCGATATAGTATGCACCTTGATTTATAAGAGTTTGTTTTCTGCCGCCGGCATTTAAATCTTTAACCAAGCCTTCTATAATTAATTGTGTATCTCTACGACACTTACTTTCATTATAAACTAATGAAGGGTAGGTAGTATCTACATATTGAATTGTTTCTTCAACAATAAAATCTTTGTTCAATTCTATAAGGTTAGCAGCCTGTGGAAAGCTGCCTGGATTAGATGCACCATTAGTACCAATATTTTGTGGGTTACCACTATCAGTGAGATAATGATATCCATATTTTCCTTGAATTGATGCTTGTGGGTGAGTAAAGTGATAACCACCGCCTGTAGTTGCAACATCAAATGTTAATGCTGCGCCACCGCCGCTGCCCATATCATCGTCATCAATAGTAATTGTTTCACCTATTATCCAACCAGTACCGCCATTTCCAACACTTACAGTTGCAGCACCGGTACCATCAACAACAATAGTAAATGTAGCATCTTGACCAATTCCTGTTTTTGCATAATCATTTGCTGCAATTTGATAAGTGCCTGCCTGTCTACTTGCATCTGCACCACTTTGATTTGTTATAGTTGCAAGTGGCGAGGCTGCTGCAGGTAATCCATCAAAAACAATATCTCTATAGAAGTATGTATTGGCATACTTACTTTGTGATGTTCCTTTTGCAGGACGAATAACTGTACGTCTAAATTCGTCTCCTTTAACACTTACATTTTCAGGAAGTTTGATAGGTAGCTGTTCGTTGTAAATACCACTTTCTATGAAAACTGTTACTTGGTTATTTCTTACAACACTTGCAAACTCTAATTCTTCACCTACATCGAAAGCAAAAGGCTCTAAAAGTTGGACTGTAATACTATCTGTTGTTCCAGTGGCTGCTCTTGCATAAGCGGTAATAATACCTTTTGCACCACTTTGCTTACCAACAATAATTTTGCCTGCACGTATATCCGGGTTGCCTGCTATACCTTGGTCAACTGCTGCTTGTCCGCCGTTTGTAAAACTAAATGTATAACTATTACCATATACTAGGTTGACGTTTAAATCCTCATTGTTTTCAATAAGAGATACAATTTCATCAAATCTATCACCGTAGTATCCTTGCACTGTTGCACTAATAGTACCGTCGGCAATAAATTCTGCTTGTAATAATTGTTGAGCTTTTCTAATACCAGCTATAGTTTCTGTAAGTTGTTTTGTTTTGGCAAGAATACCACTAGGATTAGCATTATATCTAAAGCCTGCCCAACGTGTTAGATAATTTGCAGTAGAGCCTGCTTCAACATCTAAACCTATACTTTGCAATATTAATTGTGTATCACGTCTACAAATTCCTTCATCGTATTCTAAACTCGGAAAGTTAGTGTTTATGTAATCTGTTGTGTCAAATGCAATTTGTATTTTTTTTGATTCTACAATTGCTCTTGCTGCTGCTGATGTCGCCACAGGGCTTCCAACTCCAGTTACAGTGTCAACTACACTATTAATTTTATTGCCTGAATGTGTAATAGTTTGCACATATGGACCAGGCTCGAAAGGAGTTGATTCGATAATCTGTTCAGCTCTTTGCATTGCCGCATTTACTGATCCATATGCATAACTTAAACTTCTACCTTCTTGACCCGAAGGTGTAAATGCTTGCGAATCATCACCTTTTGTACTAACAAATAAGTTAGTTGGTGAAGCATAACCTTGTGTATCTACATATAGTTTTGTAACATATTGTAAATCATCTTCGCCTTGAGGTGTACCTGCTCCTCGTAATGGTTCCGGATGATCTGTTGCAAATAAATCTTGCAACATAGTCCTATTTTCTTTTGATCCTGCACGAGAGATAACATCTTCCATTGCAGGTATTTCTCTTCCTTGCGCAGGACCTACACCTGTATCATATGTGAGTAATCCAGTAAGTTCGTCACCATCAGCGTTTATATAGGTATCGTCTGCATAGCCCTTACTAATTAAAAGATTATCTGTGGAAATTTGTGGCAGACTATCGTGTATAGCATTCCAATTGTCTATCATAGTTGTAGCACTATCGCCCGAACCGCTTACGTTTCTAAGGATGGTATTTTGTGCATTACTATAAGCAGCTGGTGCTTCTACTGATAAAGGATTTAATAATCTAGGATCAGGATCACGTTCGATATGAGGATCGTTAATAACTATTCTAACACTTCCACTTTCGTTTGGAGTTGTAGGATCAGGATCCGTAAACGTGAAAAATACACTGTTTGTGGTTGAACTAGGATTGCTTACACTATTATTGTTTGCTCCGCTATCACTGACAAATCTATAAAAACTCATAAATGTTGCTTGGGTGTTTACAAGCGGAACGCTACTTTCATTTCCTGAGTATTGACTAGGAGTATCGTCTAAAGCTGTAAAACTAATAGTACCTCCTAAACCAAATACTGCAAATAGTTCACTGAAGTTTTCGTTTACTTTTTTAAAACTTTCACGAATACTATCGCCTGTACCGTCGTTGCCCTCTACACCAATATCAATTTCTTGTTTAGCCATTATATCCTATCCTTAAAAATTTGGAATTGCATCCATATCGAAATTTACACTTACACCGCAGCCACAACTACTTTGTGCATTTGGGTTGTTTATTTCAAAGTTACTACCTACTAGACTTTTAACATAGTCTACTTCAGTGCCAATTAAAAACATTAAACTATGTGATCCAACCACAAACGCACATCCGTTTGCTGTTTTTACTACTTCATCATCAGTTGATAAATCGCTTGGCGTACCAATTGTACCCCATTCGTATTCAAATCCAGCACAGCCCCCGCCTTTGATGTTGAGTGTGATGCCATAGCAGTTGTTTTCTTCGCTTAGAAGATCAATCTGTTTCTCTGCTGCTGGGGTTAAAGTTAGTATACTCATAGTGTTCCTTTCTAATATTTATCGTTGCTTTTTATAATCTTAATGTAAATATAGTTATGTTTATAAAAGAATATTTAATTGATACTTGGCATATGCGAAAAAGCAAACTAGGCAAGCAACACACATATAATCGTAAAAAGACTATGGTTTTATTTAGATGCGATAATTGCGAAAATGAATTTACTAGAGAAAGAGGAAAAATGGATCCTAAAAGACTTAGTAATAATTATTTTCACGTTTGCGAAAACTGTGATGCTAAACGTTTTGCTCAAAAGCAAGGCGTTAATAGGAAAAAAGTTTGGAATCTAACAGCCAGTAGTAATATGCCTATATGGAAAATGTGAGTTATACATTTTTTCTACATCTGCAAAATCCATTCCTTTCATAATTTTTTTATGAAATTTTTCGCATTTGTTACGTAATAACTCACTTATTTCTGTACCTATGTTACTAGCGACAGTTTCTGCTATCTTTAAGTGTGCAGGTATATCTGGGTGTTCGTCCAAAAATGGCTTGTCACTCCAAGGAGCAGATTTAAATCTATATTTGCCTGGATGCTGTCTATGTAACTCTGATAAATCTACAAAATCATTCATATGCACCATTGACATATGATAATGCTTAATACCTATTGATTCACAAATTGCTTTTGCACTAACGATATAATTTTCAGTTTTTTCATATTCAAAATCTTCGTTATACCATTCTTTAATTTTGTTCCAAATGTGTTTATTTTCTTCGCTAAAGGCAATGTTCCCATCGTTAAATGTCCATCCATCTTTTTTACGATAATCAAATCTACCAGGTGAAGTCCATTGAAGTACAACTGCATCATACAAATGCAACTGTTCTGTTTTATATAAGTGACATAATATGTAGAATATACGTTCGTTGCCTATACCAGACAATCCGTATCTATCAGCTTGCAGTATATCTGCGTATGTTGGCCAAATATAATTTGTAAAACTACAACCAATTGCAGCTATATTCATCCTTGTCTATAGATTGTCCAAGCACCGTATGCAATTGCTGCATACGCAATAGCCTGTGCTAAGCCACTAAAAATAATAATAATTGCTCCTGCAGCAACCATTGCAATACCGTCTAGTGTAGAACGCTCGTCTAGTTTCTTTTTGATCCAATTTTTAACCATTTGTAAGTCTCCTAATTTGTTTTTCTAAAACTGCAAGTCTTGTGTCTTGTGTTCTTAACTTTTCTTCAAGAGCTTGAACATATGCCTGCGTTGGAATTTCTTTTTCCATACCGTCTTCGCCTAACATACTAAAACTGTTTACACCTTGACCTTTTAGTCCGCCAAGAACTCTGTTAGGATTTTTATCTGCTTTTGTTACTTGTTTCGCTATACTGCGAGAATACATAGTTGATATAAAATTACTCATAACGTATTTATGCAGCCAGATGCTTTGATTCGTCAGTTATACTATATAATTGACCACTAGCCAAGTTCTTCATCTTTGCTTCTACCATAATATCCGCCCACGACCAATGTGACAATGCCCATTCATTGCAAGCATTATTCCAGCAGTAGTCGCTGTGTGCTCTTAGTTTTGCTCGTTTGTACCCTGCTTCGAGGAGTGTGTTGTATTCCGGTTTAACATTATCGTTATGATCTTGTAGTACGTCCTCACGGCATAAACTATAGTGAATAACAGGACGCTCGCCACGCCAACTGTCAATAATGCGTCCAATACGGTCGTCATCTGGTTCAATGTATTCTCCTGTTTTTACCCAATGGTGATGAATATCTAAAACCAATGCTAAATCATCTACTAGTTCTAAGCTTGCGTCGAGACCCCACGACATTTCGTCGTTCTCGATCGTGATAGTATTTCTTGCTTCTGGTGATAGTCTTGGGAGGACGGCTTTGATACCGGCCGGACCTTGTCTACCCGAGATGTGGACGTTGTTCTTAAAGTCTTGGAACTTCTTACCGAACCCCATCCACCGTATGAGAGTGGCGTGATATTCAAATTCTTCTATGCTCCTTTCGACGATTTCTGGGTTATCCGAAGCAAGGACTGTAAATTGTCCTGGGTGCATTGAGAGCCTAACATCCAGGCGTCTGGCTGCGTCACCAACCTCTCTATAGTGCTTTTCTCCGTACGCAACCACGTCAGGCAAAGACCAAAAATAGCGCCAGCTAGACTCGGTAGCACAAGGAAGCTGATTGCTACCCAGTCGGACCATACGAAGTTCTGGAGGAAGGCTTCCCACATATTCAACTAACCTCTTTGCGGCTGCTGCATTGTGTACCATAATGTCCCACAGTCTTTGTTCTGCAACATCCTTTGTTTGTCTATTTAGCCAAGCAACGGTTGTGCATCTCTCTGTGAGTGGACGTTGGATTTCTTCTAGAATTTTCTTCTTTTGATTTTGATTGTGATGCAAATATTTGCAAGCAAAACCAATACGCTTTTGTTGCGATTTCAAAAAGTCGCCTGCATTTGTAAATTTTAAATCATTCATATTACAATTATACCTAATTTAATTTTATTTGTCAAGTTATTTCGCTGTTCCAAATGCACCCATTGTGTTTTGAAGTCCAAGATTTTTACGTACTGTACCAGATTTAGTAAAAAACTTTTTGCGTACTGCTTGCAAACCGCCTTCAACTCTGCTAGGATACTTGCCTAAAAATGTGCCTGCTTCTAGATCACCTTTACTTATATACTCTTTGTGAAAGTGTTCAATATCGTCCCAGCAGGCTAACATAGTTTTACCCATATCGTCAAAAAAGCCATCGCTAAAAATTGCATCATCTTGATTGTAGTATGCGTATGATGCCATAAGATACCACGGCACCATCATATTAATGTTTTTAGCGAAAAGCTTTGCTGCGTATTCGTCAAGCATCTTTCATAGAACGCATAAGATCTCTGTTTTCTTGTTCAACTTCACGCTTCGATGTTTGCCAAGTTTCGTAAAGTATATACGCAACCATAGGCACAATCACCATTAATCCTACCACAGCAATGCTGTGTAGCGGATCAGCGAATTGAGCACCTAATTCAAGTGCTGCCAATACGTAAACAATACCAATAGCTGGAGGCGTTAGTTTACCTAAGAATTTTTTTAGTATTCGAGTTTGCATTTTAGTTTCCTTTATGTTAGGCATTTGCCTCCCAATCAAATGCAGTATGATTATTTATAGCATAATATACAGCTCAGGTCAACCTAAAAGTTCATCTAAATTGACCGGAGTGTAATTAATTTGCTCTACACTAACACACTTGTATGGTCCTTCAGGTGACGGATTACTGTGTATGTGACCGTGGACATTCAACACTTTCTCTGTACCAAACCTATGCGATTCTGCCAATGTGCTAGGATGCAAAGGTGCGTGACTCAATATTAATCCATCACTGCTTAAATCCTTCCACAAAGATATACTTTTAAAGTAATGGGAAAGAAACTTTGGATTATCGTGGTTGCCTAAGATTAAATGTTTTTTGCCGTGTAGCTTAACAAAATTTTCAGCTAACCAAAACTCTTTGTTTGTGCCAAAAAGAACATCGCCTAAGTGATAGATTGTATCCTCAGGTTTTACAGTTTGATTCCACATATCCATCATATGTTCATCCATATGATCAACATTATCAAACCCATCTCTAGGAGGCTTACCAGCATAGTCCTTAAAAGTAAGGATTGCTTCGTGCCTAAAATGTGTATCGCTTATAACCCAAGTATCAGCCATTATTGCCTCCTGCTTTGCATATAAGTTTATAACAAAGATAAATTAGTTTGTCAACCCCAATTTTTCTTAACCCAACTATCATTTGCATCTAAAGGATTTGGTTCTCCGTGAAATACCGCAACACTACAATCGTTTAAGATTTTAGGAGGTGCATCTACAATAAAGTTTCTTTTACCTTTGTGTAATTGCAAATCACGTCTGTCACGCATTTCCCATTTATAACTTTGTATCCATTCATCTGGCCAATAACTAAAATTTCTTATATTTTTATACATCCAATCTTGGTCGCCTCTGTGTTTTTGCATATGCATTTTAGGATCATTTTTAAATTGCTGCCAAATAGGATCAAACATTCCTGTTTCTAAACGAAATACACTGCTATTGATTTTATCAAAATTATGCCTTATACTTCTGTTAAAATCTCTTATAATACAAAACTGTTTCGGCTTATGTGTAAACAATTTATCAATATTTCTAAATACAATTACATCTAGATCAAAATACAGCATTGTACCTTGTATAGGCATATCTTTACTGAAGAACCAAGGCTTGAACCACCAACCGTCTAAGTTCATAGTGGGCAATTGCATAGTTGTAATTTCTTTGTCAATATCTTTGCGATTTTCGGTAAAGCAAATAAATTGATGAGGTATATTACAATGCCTTTGTGTCATTGCATATAACTTATTTACATATTCAGCAGAGTATTTCTTTCCCCATTTCAAACAAATTATATAATTCAAAGCACTCCATCTAACCTCATTTGTTTTCTTATTTTTGTAGCACTGATATTGTGTATGTCTTCACCTAAATCGTGTTCTGTAAAAGTATAACCTACACCTCTACCATAGCTTATGTCTACAATGTTAGGCACTCTTGTAATAATATACTTATCAGCATATTTGTAACCTTCTTTTTCAAGTTCTTTCTTGATATTTTCAATTACATCCATTACTTGAAAAGGATTATCGTCTTGCACCATAGTTCTGCCGCCGCCAGCATCTTCTTTGAGTGGAACAGTCCTTACCATAATAATAACTTGTCCTGTTTCTTTTAGCGCACGTTTGAATAATTCTGTATGTCCTTTGTGCCAGGGTTGAAATCTACCTAGCATTTGTGTTGTAGGTGAAAACTCGTTAAACATTTTTCTCCATCCATCTTTTCACAACTGGTACAAGTGCTTCGTGTGTATCATTAAACCATTTACTAATTACGTAATCGCATTCCTCTGGTTTTTGGAACATATTGTTTGTATCTTTGAACCGTCCTTGTTCGATAGTATCCATCCACACTGTAAAGTTTGGGTTAAAGTTTTTCCTTATTTCCTCTGTAGGTGCAATAAAATCTGCAACAGCAATCTTGCCTGCCATAACTACACCATCTGCTAAATGTTTCATACGAACAGACTGTCTAATACGACCGGACAAACTAAAGTCCCAATCGTCATAACTTGTTCTTACTACATCAGCATTGATATGTACACCGCCTACTAATTCTGCAAACGGCTTTGCCAGTGTAGATTTACCACTGCCAGGCAAACCAAATATTAAAATTTTCATTCTGAAAATGACATCTTTTGTACAGTGTATGATTTGTAAATTGCGCTATTAGCACCGTGTTCGGCACATTCAACTTCAATGCAATTACACCGTCCTTGGGTCATTTCTTGAACAAGTTCATTAGCTTGCCGCCAAGCGTGATAAGCAAACTTTTCAACTCCTACACCATCTAAGATTGTAATTTCTGCAAGTCCTGCATTTTCAAGTTCTGCAAATTTATACAACATAGGATCGTCTCTGTCTAGTACAACCTTGTGATCAAATGTATCTTCTAACCAAGCCTTTAATGGTTTCAGTCCTCCAAAATCAACAACCCAATTGCGTTCATCAAGTTCTGTTGCTTCAAATGTAAATTTAAATTGCAAACTATATCCGTGTAAGAAACGGCAGTGTGAATGATCTGCGTGTGGTTGTCTAAAGCAGGCGCTTAATCCAATGTTATGTCCGTAAGTTTTTGTGCTATAATAAGCCATTAGTTTCTCCTTGTAAAGCGGCAGAGTTAGAAGGGTTGACGCTAAGTCCTTATTAGTATTATATTATAGATTATTTATATTGTCAAGTGTTAGCGTGGGTCTACTTTTAGATAGATGTTATCGAACTCTTGCTTTTTATGTGTTTTGAATATCAAGTGTACACATTCAAACTCGCCTGTCATACTTACACGATAATCACCGCCCTGTACCATATCTTTAGGTACAGCCATATGCCAACCATTTTCTACACGCTCACCTGGTGCTGTGTTTTGTACATAGCGTTTTGTAAATGTGTTTAATTCGTGTGAGTGTGAGCCATCTACAGCGTGTGCTACACCATATGCGGCTGTGCTATTACACTCATACTTCTTTGACCCTACCATATAAAACTCAATGTCTTGGTCTTTTGTTATTGGATTGTTTGTGATGCTAATATGTGTATCTGTAAATACAAATGCATTATCAAAACTCATATATAACACCCCAACTACTATAAGCGTTGCCAAGCTACATCCGCTGATGATATTCAGAATTATTATTCTAAGTGGTGCCATTTTGTTCCTCTGCTATGCTTTCCCTTATATCCTTGAGATCCTGCTTAACTTCTAATAGATTTGTAGTTGCTGAAGACATTGTTGTAATAATGTATTTAACCGTGATAATGGTCCAAAACCACCAAGTCACGGCAGTAAAGGCAAATAATACCATACCTATATTAAACAATGTATCAAATGAAGTAATCCCTATAGTTAAAGAGATACCTCCTACAACAAGAAAAATCGTTGGGGCTATTTTTGCATATAAATCCCAACGAGCAACTTGTTTTTCAATTTTTATATCAGTCTTCTTCAATGTGTATTCTTTGCCTTTTGATATAGGAGGCTCGTGGCGAACTCCTTTTACATACTATTTATTTTACACATTTAAGAATAATAGTATCACTATTTAAACGACCATTTAATTTAATATCTGTTGTTTTAATATCGTCCATAAACTTGCGCAGTTGTACTTTGCCAGCTTTTTTAAACGCTTTGAGTGTTTCGTCTGGCTTGCGTAGGGTTTTTTGGATACTAGCTGTTTCACTATAAAATAACAGCGTAGTGCCTTTAACTTGAATCGTAGCGGCTGTATCTGCTACATATTTTCCTAGCTTCCGTGTTTTGATATTGTACACCCAAACTTCTTTACTATCCAAAATATCCAACGGATTCACACTAACAATTTGTAGTTTGTCATCACGTTGCATATATTTTAGTTTTGAAACTAATTTTTCTTTACTTGGTGCTTTTTTAACACGTGGCTTTCTATTTGCTTTTGCAGCATCTATAACAAGGTCACAAGCGCCGTGTAGTAGCTCTAATGCTTCTAAGTATGTTTTAGCATCCTTTTTAGTAAGGTGACTGTAACCTTCGCGTAGCTGCTGTAACATATCTGCTTCGTGTTCATCCTTGCATTTATTAATTTGCGCCGGAGTTGGTAAATTTTGTATGAGACGTGCTTCTTCTAACTCACTAGCATACAATCCTTTAATTTTTCTAGCGTGAGCTTGTGTAACTTTATGTGTAAAGAAGTGTTTTGTAAAATCAAAGCCTTTAGGATCAAAGTTTTTCTTGTCACTAATAAAGCCATCAAGCCACTCTTCTATATCATCGCAAGCAATAAATGCTTGATCTCGTATCCTCTCCTGTATGCTTGGAACATAAACATTTTTTTTGACTTTTTCCTCTGCCTTCTTTTCTTCAACAATTTTTGCACCTTCTTCTGCAAGTTGGTGTATCCATTCGTTTAGTTTTCCTTTGTAACCTTCTACAACCTTATCCGGCCAGTTTTCCTCATAGTGTGCCGCAGTTGCATAGTGACTTTTGCCTCCTACTTTCCAGTCTGGAAGTTTGTTTATTGCTGAAACAATTTTTTTGTCGTAATGATCTTTAATATAATTTTTTACTTTGACAAGCCATTGCTTACTATCAATTTCGTAATGTATATAGTACTGTGCTTTTTGCCAGCCCCAATCTTCACGTATAACATCCCAGTCATTTACATTCCGTTTTGCTCTAGGTTTTTTGCGTTTTACTACACTTTTAGCCAATGAACTGTTCCTCTACTGCTTTTATATGTTTGCATTTTTTAAATGCAGGACAATCGCAACTGAAGCCTTTGTCTAGCATTTCTATATTATATATGCCTTTGCTGCCTTCTATATTCCAAATTGTTCCTACTGCCCAATGATTTTTAGTTTTAATATTTTCACTTGCGTAAACTTTTGGACCATATTTCGACATATTGTTCTCCTCACTCACGTAGTTATAGCATACTAATTAGTAGTAGTCAAGTCTTTTACATTCAAAATCTAAATAATTACTCCAAGCAATATGAGCATCAAGTCCTAAATGCCAACATTCTGTCTTTTTAAAGCCAGCTTTAAGCCCCCAATACAGAAAATTTGCATCTTTTGTAGTAGGATTTAAGTATGTTGATGTATCTAGTGAATTAATTATATTTTTATTGTTCTGTGTATATGATAATTCTTCACAAGTGTTAAACATTATATGTTTTACATTATTCCTTTGTAAAAGACGTTGGGTAGTAAGTGCATAACTTGCCCACATATCTAATTCTTTAACTTCGGACATTAAATTAGGCATTATTCTGTGAATACGTTTAAACTCATTTGTTTTAGCAATATCAGGACCTTGTCCTATACTTATAGGAAAATATTTCTGATCAATTCTACTTAACACATCGTGTTCTATATCTGAGTCTTCGGGATATCTTAGTTCAGTTCTTAGTAAACTTGTCCACCCTATAACCAAAACATAGTCTTCATCACGTTTACGTAATCTAGTTAGCCAATCTATAGTTTGTCTGTGTATAAATTCATTGCTTCCACCAGGTTGGCTTAAATGGATGCATTTGAAATTATTTTTCTTTGCTAATAGTGCAGCATAATTATTGTTCAAATTATAAAGACTGCTACTTTGCTTTCCGTCTAACATTGTTCCGTATGTATGACTACATCCTATTGCTACTATTGTAGTCATTTAGATTCCAATTTTTCTTTAAGCAAATTTGCAATTAATTTTTGTCCATCTTCTGTGTAAAAATTAGACTTTAATTTCTTAACATATTTTTTTATATTAGCTTTTGGATTCTCAACTCCTATATATCTTGATCTATCTATATGTTTTATCATATACAACGTGTTATGATTCCAATCAATTGCATTTTCTACATTATACATTACGTAATTAATATCGTAACTTTTGAGCAATTCTTGCAAACTTATTACTAAATTACACCAACGAGTATTAGTTAAGTGTTCGTCTAATAAAATTTTTTGAAATTTATTAATCCGTACCAAATCATAATCTAAATTTTTAATTCCTAAACTGTAATTATAATAATTAGGATCCGAAAACCCTGTGTACTTTTTCTCTTTATGCAATTTTCTTAGTTCTAAACTCTGAGTATTACTCCAGCCTATTACAGGCAAAAAATTTTTATTCTCGACTGTATATTTTGTAACTAGTCTAAATATACTTTGTGGACTTGTAGTTTCTGTACTGCAATCAATGTAATTGTAATTTAATTTTTTTGCTAAGAAATATGCAGCATTTTTATTTCCAACCAAGGCTTGACAACCAAATGCAACTACATCCATTACATATATTCCTCCATCCAAGGAATATAATCTAGTATGTTTACTTTTCTAAATCGATCACTAGCTTTTGTATTGTTTATATATTTTTGCCAATCGCCCTCGTTTGGTTCTTGGTTAAGTTGATTTTTTAAACCTAATATTGCATCAACTGCCCACTGCTCCCAATCTGGTAACGCTGCATTTTTAAATTTAGCGTGTTGTTGTTCTAACATATCATTCATAAGTTTTTTACGTTCTTCTGGTAAATTTCTAATATGTTGATTACGTGGATATTCAACAATGTTAAAATGAGGTAAACAATTTTGATATCCGTGATTGCCCCAATCCCAAGTGTAATGCCACGTATCGTAGTTTTCTTTACACCAATTTAAAACATTAGGCAAGTCGTGCAAATTCATAACACTAATTGTAACGTGTGTATGTACGATTACACCTGTGCGTGTTTTACTAAACTTTTTCAGTTTTTCTATGTTACGTTTTATAATTTTCCATTTGCTAGGAAATCTTACATAATAAGCCAAGTCATCTGTAGCATCAATACTTAAACTTAACACAACTCCTCTAAATTTATCCCAAATATCTAAAAGTCTATCTGGAATGGTTGTACCATTAGTATTATAATGTAGTTCAATGTTCTGACTCCATCCTTTTTCGATAATGTGTTCTAACCAAGTATAGTGTTCGTCTACAACCAAAGGCTCGCCACCGATAAAATTAATAATTTTTACATTTGGCAGAACATCATCAAAGAAATCTTCAGCAAATGCTTTTATAAACCAAGGATCTGTACTACTAAGTTTTCCGATTTTATATGCAGTTTCGTCCCAATCTGTGTGTGGAACTGTAGGACCTTCTTCAATCCATCTGTGACTAGCCCAAGGATTACAACTACGACATTTAAGATTGCATACATTACCTAAACTTATATCTAGATATGTAATTGCTTGTGGATCTAAAAACCCATCTTCACTTACGTTTTTTAAACTTTTATCTATATGCTCTTCGTATATTTCGTTTGAAGTCTGTCTAAAACTACGTATGCCATCGTTTTCTAATTTAAAACAATCAGCACAACCCTTTGGTTGCTCTCCTTTTAATAATTCTTCTCTTATTTTCATTATTTCAGGATCATTTATAAACTCGCTTATATTTTCAGCTGCGTTTACCTTATCGTTGTATTCTGGAGTATCTTGGAAGTTTATACCAGGCATAAACTTTCTTGTTTCTTGTCTACTAAAACAACAAGGTCTACTACGTCCGTGAGGATGAGTACTAAAACTTTGCATAGCGTGATAGCAAAATGTATCAGGCGATGAGGTTGACATTTTCAGGCCTCGCTTTACTTATGTTAAAATCTGCTGCACAATGACAATGTGTTTTTGGACAAATTATACCTTCACTTAGTTTAATATCAAATTTACCTTGTACAATATTGCCTACTATAGGACCAACACCGCAACTTGCTTGTTGTATTCTGCCATTAGGATGTATGTGTAAACTTTCGTGTATATTACAAGTCCATCCTTTAAAGAAGTTTTTACCTTCTGTAATAATCAAATTCGTATCAATTGCTTCTACTGTATCATCTGCGTAATGCACCTTTGCCCAAGCATAATTTGGTTCTTTGTGTATAGGTATAACTTGTTGCCTTGCACTACTATTTGTTTTAAAGAAATCCATTTGCCATTGTTCTTCGTAGAAATACGGGTCAGTGCTAGGACGTAATTCGTCATACACAGGCGCATATTCTATCATATAATTATCACAAGTATCTTTTATTTTATCGCCAAAGTCAATGCATTGTTGGAAATGTTTATGATGCATCATTATTCTACTACAAAGATAATTTTTTTTGTCTTGTAAAAATTTATATGACTGCAAATATTTTTCTTCTTTGGTCCATTCTGCGTGATAACTTGCAACAACATCTTCAAAAAGATGATGATGCTTTTCCCACCAACTTACTGGTCTGCTAAAATTTGTGTTTATTCC